TCCCAATGCGTCAACCTTCGGCTGAGTTTGGAAGTGAATTTCCTGGCGCACCAAATCGTGGGGATATGTATCTAAGAACAGATTTTAAGCCCAGCAGATTGTTTAAATGGAATGATGTTAAATGGATAGAAGTAAACAAAAATACCACAGATGTTTATAACTATAATGATGCTTACCTACAGTTTTTAGTAGAGAAGGTCAGTTCCGGCGAATATAGTTTCGATGATTTAAACGACACTGAACAACATCAAGTAAGAGCCTTATTAGGAGTAAATCGATAATGTCAACACCTCAAGAGAATTATAGTAATTTTGTAACCCCACCAGATTTTGTAGATGATCCAAAGCATACAGTACTGCTACTTGATGTTGATCAAGCGTCAGTTCAGCGTATTGCTGAATGGTGTCAACTATCCCCTGTAGATTTTAATGTTTATGTGTTTGATGCCAGTATGGAAGTAACTGAATGGTTACTACACGCAGTAAATAGATCCAACGCTATAGTTGTTAATACAGCGGAAACAATATTATCACAGGGCAAAGATCGCTTGTGTGAAAATGCACAAACTTGGTATTTTGGCCCAAAACGATTTTTAAAGAACAGTCGCCAAGCAATTGCCGATCCTCTTGATTATTTTAAAGAATATGCAGAATCAGTTAAATAACACTATGACATTCAATAAACCAAAATTCAATAAAGTAACGGGTTGTACGGTGGTTGTGGTAAATGACCAAGTAGAAAAAGCCATGCGTAAGTTTAAAAAGAAAGTGCTAGAATCGGGCTTACTTAACGAACTACGTGAACGGGAAACTTATGTTAAACCCACAACTAAGCGTAAACAAGCAAGAAACTCTGCCCGCCGTCGTTGGTTAAAAAAACTAAGAGATCAAGAGTTGCCTAAAAAGATGTACTAATCGTGGATTAATAATGGACGCCAGAATACACACAAAACTTGGAAAAAAAGTCGCTGATGCTAGAGAAATTCGAAACGTTAGTTACACCGATATTGCGTTTCAAACTGGCGTACAAAAATCAGTAGTACAAGCAATAGAACAAGGTAAAGAAGTTGATACTAAATTACTTGTTTCTGTACTAAAGTTCTTAAAGATGGATAGTGATATTGCTGTAATATATAATCCAATTTTTAATCAAAAAAAGTAATCTTTCCAAAATAATTGTAAATTTTTAATTTATCGTGTATAAATATATTTGTAGATGCCGATGGTCGGGTCTACATTTAACAGTCATATTTTGCTTAATAGGAGATATAAAATGACAAATTTCACACTTCACGCTCTTGATTTACCTACACTACATTCACAACTACATCGTCACACAATTGGCTTTGACCGTATGTTCGACGAACTACATCGTAGTTTTGCTAACAGTAAAGATTCGGGATCTTATCCTCCCTACAATATTTCTAAGTTAGACGAAACACACTATGTAATCGAAGTTGCAGTAGCCGGATTTAAAGATTCCGAGCTAGATGTAGAACTCAAAGATCAAGTACTAACAATTAAAGGTGAACAACAAAAAACAGAAACCGAAATTGAATACTTACACAAAGGTATTTCGGCTCGTAATTTTGTTCGCACCTTTAATCTAGCCGAACACGTAGAAGTATGTGCGGCTACCGTACAAAATGGCGTTCTAGCAGTTGCTCTGGAACATATTGTTCCTGAAGAGAAACAGCCAAAAAAGATTGCTATCCTAACGAAGAAGTAGTATAATAGTAACACTGGGGCAGAATCACCTGCCCCATTAAATGAATATTAATATGGCCGACACAAAGACTAAAGCAGATGTTAGATCACGCATTGAACCACGAGCAAATCTTAAGGAACCTAGTGATTACAATGTAATTTACATAAATGACGAAGTTACCACTATGGAATTTGTTATAGAAAGCCTTACAAGTGTATTTAATTATGCACGTGAATCAGCAGAAGCATTAACACATCGTGTACACGACGAAGGCTCGGCTGTAGTAGCAACACTACCATATGAAATGGCAGAACAAAAAGGTATCGAAGTTACTTTACTTGCCCGCAACAATGGTTTTCCACTTTCCGTTAAAATTGAATCCGAATGATATTTAATAAAGTTAGAGAACTCAAAGATGCCGGTAAAACTATCGGCATTACATTTAGTACTTTTGATTTATTACATAGTGGTCACATTGCCATGCTTGCTGAAGCTAAAAATCATTGTGATTATTTAATTGCCGGGTTGCAAACAGATCCCACAATAGATCGTCCTGACACTAAAAACAAACCTGTTCAAAGTATTGTTGAACGACAAATCCAATTGGCCGCTTGCCGTTATGTGGACGAAGTTGTTGTTTACCAAACCGAACAAGATTTAATTGACTTGTTACTCATTCTTCCAATTGATGTACGAGTATTAGGAGTTGAATATCAAAGTTCAGAATACACTGGTAAGCGAGAAGGATTAAGTCGTAATATTACGCCAATCTTTAATCGTCGTGATCACTCATTCTCTAGTTCGGGATTACGATCACGAGTTGTAGCCGCTGAATCCCACAAACTCTTGACAAAAAAATAATAGTAGTATATAATAGTATTATGTCAGATATCATGTTAGATTTAGAATCCTTAGGTACACGCCCAGATTGTGCTATTCTCACACTAGGTGCTGTGAAGTTCAATCCATACGATATACAAAGCGAGCCCGGACCGGGATTATACTTTCGTATTGACGTTGATGAACAATTGGCATTGGGTCGCGAAGTACAAGAGGATACGCTTAACTGGTGGATGCAACAAGCAGAAGATGTACGTGAAGAAGCACTAGGTGAGAATGATCGCATTAGTTTGACCGAAATGTATCAACGGTTAAACAAGTTCTTAGTGGGTTCCAATAACATATGGTGTCAAGGCCCAGCTTTTGATATTGTTATACTGGAAAACATCTATAGACAAATGGGATGGCCTACCCCTTGGCAATTTTGGCAAATACGTGATAGTCGTACATTATTTGGTGTACATGGTGATCCACGTGAAAAGAACAAAATCGGTCTCCATAATGCCCTTGAGGATTGTGTATCACAAGCCCAGGGTGTACAGCAAATATATCATCGGTTAAATATAACCAAATTCAAATAACAACTGTTTAAATAAACTCCAATTAAGTGTAAATACTACTAGGAGCCAGAGTCTCACGATTCTACTACCCATATAATAATAAAAACAGGGAGTAGTATGAAGTTAATCAACAAGGCTATTATAGCCGTAATCTCTACATGGACCATCGTTGTCTACGCTACACCAATGGCTGATTATTCGTTCAAGAGCCCAGCGTTCAACGGTAATGGATACGGAACCTATGTTTTAACCGTTGAAAACGAGCAATATACACGCCAACAGGCTATATTATCAGCGTTACAGTCGGCTCAACAAGCCGTAATCAGTGCAGCACAAAACCAACCAATCAACCAATTCTTAACTAACTTAGAGTCACGTATCTATGCTCAAGTTAGTCAAAACGTAGCCACACAGATGTTTGCTGGTGGCGCTTGTACTACTAATTCAGCTACATGTGGCGGGTCAATTAATTTCCAAGGAAACACATTAAGTTGGCTTAAAGATCCAACTAATCCAACAAACATTTTATTAACAGTAAGTGATAATGTGGGTAATACTACTATTATTAATGTACCACTTAATTCGTTTAATATGACGGGGCCGTAATGAAGAAGTTAATATTAGTAGTATTGATATTATTAATATCTGGGTGTGCGATAACTCAAAAAGCAGGAGTTGACTACAAACCAGAAGTAGCAAAAAATAAACTGCAAAGAGATTTTGATGCAGTTCCGCCACCAGCTGGGCCAAAGTTAAGTGTAGCGGTATATCAGTTTAATGATAAAACTGGACAGCGTAAACCTACTCCAGGTGTGGCTAGTTTTAGTACTGCTGTTACACAAGGTGCTGATGTATTCTTAATTAAAGCATTACAAGATGTAGGACGAGGCACTTGGTTTGATGTAGTTGAACGTGGAAACATTGATGCATTAACTAAAGAGCGGTTAATCATTAAACAGATGCGTGAAGCATACGAAGGCAAGGATGCTAAACCACTAATGCCAATGCAGTTTGCTGGTATCATATTTGAAGGTGGTATTATTGGATATGATTCGGGCATAGAGTCTGGAGGAACAGCATATCGTTTTTTAGGAGTTGGCCCACAGACACAGTATAGCAAAGACGTAATAACTGTAAGTCTACGTGCCATATCAGTTAACACAGGTAAAGTATTAGCGGCTGTAACAGTAACAAAGATTATATATAGTACCGCAGATTCAGTGGCAGTATTAAAAAGCATTGAGCCGGGCGGTAATATCATTGGTAAAGTATTTGACGGCACAACCGGGGTGGCCAGTGCCACTGCTGGCATATTTGAATTTGAAAGTGGACTGACTATTAACGAAGCCAGTACACTGGGTGTTAAGACGGCAATTGAGGCCGCCGTAGTTGAAATGATTCGAGAAGGTGAGCGTAAAGGTATTTGGGATTATCGCACACCCATAGTACAGGAAGCGGTAAAAAAGAAAAACCCACCGGAGAAGTTAGATCTGGGGGTTGAGAAGTAAAATAATGTCCATTGGACAAAGGAATGAAGCAAAATGAAAACAATACTAGCAAAAATAATAATGATGCTGGCCGTTGTGATGAGTTTAAATGTATATTCTGCTGATAACAGTATATATATTGATCAATCAGGTAGCGGTGCTACTATATCAATAACACAAGATGGATATGGCAACGTGGTACGGGGCATACAAGGATCGGGATCGGGTAATACAACTCCAGCAACGATATACGGCGATAATAACCAAGTCACAGTGAACCAAGTTGGTAATGGTAATACTTTAAGTATGGGTATTAGAACAACCACTGGTAGTGGACAAGGTAATCCTACTGTAGATTATTCTGTAAACGGTAATTCTGCCACAGCCGTAATCAATAGTAACAATGGCGGTGGCGATACCAGTGTAAGCAACAGTATCACTGCCACGCAAACTGGTAACTTAGCTAACTTAAATGTTAATGTGATCGGCGGTGGCAATACTGTTAACGCAACAACAGCAGGTGGATCCAGCAATAGTGTAGTTTCTACTATCAATGGTAATGGTAATACACAAAACATTACTATGGTTGGCGGTGGCAACAATTCGGCTACAGTTACACAAGGTACTAACGGAATTAGCGCCTTAGGTACTAGCGGAGTTAGTAGTAATAACTCAGTGGGTATTAATTCCAGTGGTGCCAGTAACACGTTTGGTATCAGTCAAGATGGTGGTACCAATGGTAACACTGTTAGCATTGCCGGTTACTCTTCTGGTAGTAATATGGTAGGAAATAGTAATACCGTAACTGTTCAGCAGAGTGGAAGTGCTGATAACACTGCTATACTTGGTATAACTGGAAGCACTAATACTGTTAGTGTTACACAAGCAGCCTCAGCAGGTAATAACGTTGCTAATATTAAAGTTAACGGTGGCAGTAATAGTGTAACAGTGAATCAAAATAACCACTAATATGAATCAGAATAGGAGACTGCTATGGATGGTAAAACTATTGGTACTCTTGCTGAGTACATCGCAGAATGCCGGCGCGGCGATAGGTACTATAACGGAGCAACTAAACAGCCCGGCTTCGATACAACGGTCAGCCAAGATGTTGCCTGGGACCAAGGGAGCAGGAGTGGAGATGGAGGATGCAGTCAAAACGACTCAAGGCAAAGTGGGAATAACATTTGCAGACGATACAAGGGTACAGGTAAATGAAAACAGTCGACTCGTTATTGATGATTTTGTCTATGATCCAAAAAAGCCTAGTGCGGGTAAACTGGCCCTTAATATGGCGTCGGGCACGGTACGTTATGCAAGTGGCGCAATCGCTCACGATAATCCTGGTAGAGTTGCTATTAATACCCCCACTGCTACTATTGCTGTACGGGGTACTGACTTTACTGCCACTGTGGATGAATTGGGTGGGAGTACAATAATTTTATTACCTAGTTGTCCCACAATTTACGTCGATGTTAAGCGTGATTGTAAAACAGGTATTATTGATGTTATTACGGATGCCGGCACAGTTACATTAGATCAAGCCTTTCAAGCAACTAAAGTTGAATCTCGTAGCCAATCACCAACCAAACCAGTAACACTTAGTCTTAGCCTTGATGCTATGAATAACTTGTTGATACTTTCGCCACCTCCAGAATTAAAAAGAGCATCAGTTGACCAATCAACAAATAAAGCAAGTTTACTAACACAAGACTTTCTTAAAGAAGTAGACATTGGAAATGTGCTAGCCGATCAACAGAAACAAATATTTCAAAATAAATTATCACAAAACTTTTTAGACCAAGACTTTTTAGCCAACATACTTACACAGCTGAATCAAGAAATGGCAGCGGAATTACAATTATTAAACACTACTAATAAAGGGTTATTACCAGACTATCGGGCTACCAGCGGAATTAAAGTTTCTGTAGATGAGTCTAATGTAACGTTATCTCGCGATGACGGTAGTAACGTACAAAGTGTCACAGTAAACAGAAATGAATCACCGACCATATACATGCAACAAGGTCAAAACTTGTTTAAAAATCGTGTTAACTCGGGCAACAGCACTAGTATAACACTGAAGCAACATTAATATGAAATACATAATATATTCTTTTATTCT